CCAAAGAATATGGCAAATCTGTATCATTATTAAGGAAAGGATGAGGCCAAATAAAAGGAACTTCAAACTCGGCATAATTATTTACTTCAAGATCAATGATTTTTGAAATAACGGCATTGCGATCAACACCAACAACAGTACTTGTATTCGGAGCAAAGAAAATTCGGACACGAAGTGAATGAAATTGGGTTTTAACAAATCTAAAATGAAATTTAAAAGAAGAACGCCATTTGGAAAAATTTTGACCAATATAAGTGGGATAATCCAAACCAATTGAACCATCTGGAGCTGTATTTGTGTAATCCAGCAAGGTAACTTTCTTACTCCACACATTAGTTCCAGCTGCTTGAGCACTTGTGATATCAAAACGAGAATTGTAAACGGGAATTTGAACTATTTTCATGAAATCGTGCTCACGAGTTGAAGCTTCTCCCATGTTGATTGAAGGAAGAACATTTTTGGCAGAAAGCGAAAGCAAATGTGCATTATTAGATTCATCAGAAACAGCCATGTTTGGAAGTGCACGGGGTTTAAAATTTTGCGTAGAAACAGTCTCAGAATTCATTTGAAATCTAAAACTTCCCGTGCGAACTTGTTCCATAATAGATGTCCCTTCTTTTATCAAATTAGAAAGAGTGGTTAGGTCTGGTTTTTGAACGAATTCATTATAAAGGCCCTCAACTTTAGGAGTTTTTGAAAAAGAAGCAAGAGTATTACCAGCAGGAAATTGCAAATCCACATCTATGAAACGAGCCATGACCTGAACTGAAACTGTGCCTGATGAGGCAATATCTTGAAGAGGAGAATAGACAGTGATGTAGAAATCACCAATGGTTCCATCACCAGAAAGAAGATTATAGTAAACAAAGGGAGAAGCATAAGGTGCACGCAAGACAGCTTTAGTAGCATCCATAAGATCAAGATTAACACGAGGCATTCCAGAAAGAGTAGCTAGATTAGCGGAAGAAGCAGTAGGTATTGTGGTTTGACACATGGCATTTTTGGCATCATTGTATTTGGCACCAGGCAAATGTGAAATCATGAGATTACCTTGTTGAAATTTTTGTTTGTTTACAAGAACTACAAATTCTACACCAGCACGTAAACCGAAAAAGTTGTAGGCCTTTCGGGACAGGGCTGGTTGTGCTAAGAGAACATCGGGAAAACGATATTGTTTTAAAACTGTGCCAGCTGGAGAAGTAGCTGCCCACTGAAAATTATCAATCTCATATAAACGCCCCAAGAATCCTGGAATTGTGTGAGTTTTGTTTTCTTTTGTAGAAGCCATAACCATACTTTGTGGTGTTTTAGTGTTTTGGAGGGGAGCCTGCATTTCTTCAATAGAGCCCTCATCTTGAAAACCAATGATCTCAATCTGTTCCGTGGCCTGTCCGTATATGTCAGACATATCTGACGAATTTTTTGAATTAATTGAATTTTGAGCAAGTGAGTTTCTTTGTGCATGAGACCACTTAATCTGCACACACGCACCTTGTTTTCCTGGGTTTTTATGGGGCTGCCACGTGCCACCCTGGAAGGTAAAACTAAATAGTTAAGCACATTATATGAATAGCATAATATTTTCTTTTAGAGCAAGGAATTTATATAGAAAACAAAGATCACATTCATACTTTAAAAGTGGTAACAATAAGTAATCAAATCTTCAGGCATACCACTAACATACCTGACATTTATACGACGATAATAACAAAAAAGAGCTAATTTTCGTTTTAAGACATCTACATCATACTCATTAATAAACAAGATCTTCGAATGTTTGTCCATGAGAATATAGTTTCTTGGCATTGTTTTGTCTGTTTTTACGAGAGAATAATCATTTTGAATTTCAAGGAAAAGAGGTTCATCACATACATTTGCAATATATTCATTCTGAGTCAAAAATCGATAAAAAATTTTGTGTTTAGTACACTCCTGAATCAAAATCTTTTTATACTTGTCGAACGTGTCACAATCATGCAAAGAAAGTTCACGCATAGTCACATCTAAATTAGCCAAAGTTATTGCATCACTTGACAATCCTTTCTTTGTCCACTGAACTATCTCTAATACAGTGTCCAGATCAAGGGGAGCTACATAACGATTCAAAGCAGGATTCCATTTAAAATGACGTTTCAAATAAGCGACT